TGTTTGTGTACCAGTAAGCGTAGTTACAGTAGAATCTATTGCGAGCGTTACGCCATTGCCGCTTGCAGTCGAAGTAATACCAGTCCCGCCAAGAACACTCAAAGCTTCAGAGTCTAAATCAATTGAGATACTTGTTGTGCCGTCAGTCAGGTCTAGGTCTTGTGCAGTAACTTGTGCGTCTACGTAAGCTTTAATGCTCTGTTGAGTTGCAAGAGCTGTTGCGCTATTGCTAACCATGTCATCTTCATCTAGAATAGAACTGACTGTAATGCTAGTGCCAAGCGTCAGAGACGTTGTAGCTGTGATGCTATCAATGTAGGCAGCTTTAAAACGTGCTGCATCTGTGCCCAAGTCTACGTCACTATCAGTTACAGGATACACTACGCCATCTTCAATGCGTACTTGTTCAACGGCTGTGCCACCTACTTCAACGTAAACGCTCCAGCGGTTGTTAGTGCTGTCAACAACTATCTTGTTTTTAAAATCTTGGTCGCCAATAATTTCAATGTTACCGCCTTCACCGGGGCCGCCATCGTGTTGATGCCCAGTTAAGCCCGATGAAGAATATGCAAAAGCATTTACCAGTTGATTGTATTCATCATTAAAAAGCGCTGCTGTAATAGTATCGCCGTCTGTAAGGCTGCTTTGTCGTGTATAACTTGTTCCTGCCATCTGGGTTATCTCCTGCCTGCTGGGACGTAATTTATGTATATGCCATTAATTGCATAAGGGGCTTTTTGATCTGTGCTACTAATTCTAAAACTACACGCATGTCCGCTGCCTTGTATAGCTTGTCTAAGCATTGGATCATTACTTGCGCCAAAAATAGCTACTCCAAACACTGCGCTCCCGAATAAAGCAGGGAGCGGTACAGCATCTAAAATATAATCTGGCGGCTGCGGAATATCTGTGTCTTCGTAATCGTAGCGTACTCTTAGCGTTGGTTGTACTTCGCCTTCAGGCGTAATAGAAATCTTTGCGTATTGTAAAGTCTTTCGAGTTCCAATATCTCCAAAATCATAGTTTGGTGTTACGTACTGAGCTGCAATATTAAAAGGCTGTCCATTTGAATAGAAACTATTTCCAATGTCATGATTATAAACATAACCAAAATAATCTCCGTGATATTCTTTTTCAATTCCGTCTTTGTTAAAATAAGCATTAACAGCAGTTGCTTGAATGCCTTGTGTTTGTGACCACTCAAAACCATTAGGAGTAAGAGTCCCAATAATTCCTTTAGTCAAAGACGGAGATTCCCCAGCAACAGTATAAAATAATCTATATTGAGATTTGCTTCGCAATACAACACTTGAAATTATATAAGTATTTATAGAAGATGCAAGGTCTGCGAGTACTGCTTGTATTTGTCTGCTGACTGATCCTAATTCTACGTCACCAATACGTGAAGTACCAGCAACAGAACGTATGCCATCAGGAGCTAAAAACACTAAGTCACCGCCAATTTCTTGAATGCTTTGGCCGTTTAAACAACCTATGTTTTTAGCTACAGGTACAATTTGAATAGTAGCTGAATCATTAATGTTTATTAACTTGTGTAGGCTGTTTCTGCCGAATATAAATAAATCATTTCTAAAACTTCTAATCCCTACGATAACATCTGAAATTGCAATCGCACCTGCTCCGGGGCCAGTAAAGTTGTCAGGATCTAAATTAGCACTGTAATATAAAGTAGACTCAGAATCTTCTACACCAGCAGCTATTAAATGATGATCGTGAATTGTAATTTCTTTAACTGCGTGTGTTCCGGAAAGAACAGAAACTTCTTTTGTGTGGAATGTTCGTGTATTTAGCGGCCCTGTGCCTTCCATTCTAAAAGAAAAAATCTCATTAGCACCATCAGCAATAAGAAGTTCGCCATAATCATAACTATTAGAAAACACAGCAAAGCTAGATTGATTTTGATTTGTTCTTGGGACTAGTGCTGTAGCCGTAAAAATAGCATAAGTATCTCCGTTAGTGGCAGACAATCTATTTACCTGTAACCAACTAACACCATCTTGACTAAAATAAATACCAGTCCCTGCGCAGACAACAACACCGTCTCCGTATGTATGAACACCAAAAATAGGATCAGAAGCGCCAGTAGGGCGAGTAGCGTTTGCTCCTCCAAAAGGAGTATAGCCATTTATACGCCGATAGCCGCCATCAGGATCTACTTCAAAGTTTAAAAGCTTTGTAGCTAGTCCGGGCTGCGCGAGCATTTCAAGCTGGTTTAAGTTAGTATTTAAACCACCTTTACACGAAATACCAAAAGGTTGGGAAGCTGCCATATTATACGAATCTCATTCTGTCGTCTTTGATATAAGTTGGCGCAGGCTCAATAAGGTTTGAACGCATACTACGCAGACCTTTTTTATAATCGTCTAACGCAAATGCAGCAGCTTGTGGGTTGTCTTTAAACTGCCAAATGTAATAACGTGCTTTAGATAAAAGAACTGAGCTATACATTTCAGGAAATACAAGAGTATCAGAATAAGCAACAAGCTTGGTAGGGAGCGTCCACGCATAAAACCATACGCGATACGCTTTATCTGGAATAGGGCTGAGACCAAACTTACGGCCATCAGGACTGCGGATAACTCTGTTTGGTTGTCCGTACTGCTGTGTGTCAGCAGCGTCTAAATTTTCGGAGACTCTTCGGTAGTCTTTCCATTCTTCTGTAGTAATGAAACGTAAGTTACGGCCAGTATAAGGGGCTGTTTCACCAGCTACACCAACTGTAGTAATATAAAAGTTTTCCCAATCAACGGAACCATAGTCAGTTGTAATGCTATCGCTTGCTGGCTTTAGTTCGTAGAAGCGTGTTCCAGCAACAGTTTCAACATACACATTGCCATACATAGGATCTACGTCACCGCTTTCGGCAACGGATAAGAAAGGCCACTGAGGTTCTTCGTTTATAATATCAAAGTATGCACGATTCAAAGAATCTTTAACGTGCTGTTGAACACCAATAGCATTTACAAAGTTTCCAGAAGTAAGTGGAACTTCATTCAACTCTCGTAAAAGCTCGTTGGTTAATTCTAAATAGGATGTTGACATTTTTATTCAGCCTGTGTAGTTTCTTTAGTTGCCTTTTCTTTTTTATTAAAAATAGCATCCCAATTATCATCAAACTTCTTTTTATTTTCTGGCTTGTACCAACTTCCTGTGTCGCCAAATACCCTATTATTTTTATTGTTTACTAACTTAACTCTATTTGTAGCGCTTCCTATTTGAGGCATACACAATCTCCTTAGAAAATCGAGGGGTTTTTACACCCCCCGTTTCCTTACTACTCTTAGTCTAGTTCGTAGAACGCTGATACGAGTGCATCAGGACGCAATACTTTAGCACCATAAACATGCAGACCACGGCAGATGTCACCAAAGCTATCTGGGTCACGAAGGACTTCAGTGCTGGTGATAGTCTGTGCAGTTGCAGTTGAGCTGATGTGACCCGCAAGGATCTGACCAGCTGCAGCGCTAGTGCCGGGGACGTTGTTAGACTTGTACATGTCAAAGCCACGCAGCTTGCCTGAAGATACCAGACCGTTGCGAATAGAGCCTTGACCAGCATTGAAGTCTACAGACATCAACTTAGAGCTGGACTGAGACAGTTGCTCGTAGAAGCTAGGTGGAGCCAAGAACCAACGGCCTTCTTCTGGGATGTTCTGCTCGTCAAGAAGACGGGCCATGTGAGCCATCACATCAAGAGGATCGTTAGCGCCAGAGATGTCGATAGCGCCAGCGCCATCAAAAATACCAGCACCAAGGTTAGTAGCACTGTCAGTACCCAAAACGTGGTTAGGGGAAGCAGCAGATACACCAGCAAACATCTTAGCAATTACGCCTCTATCAAATGCGTCACGCAAGGCGTAAGCAGCAGAAGAAGATGCAATTTCTTTAAAGTTTACGTGAGACATTGCAGTTTCAATGTCGTCAACTTTGAATTTAAATGCGTTAGCCACATCTACAATCAAAGTAGTTTCTACGTCAGTCAGTTTAGTTTGAGTTACGTCTGCACCACGCTCATACTGATAGACAGTGATTTCTGGTTCTTTGATGATCTTTACAGAATCACCGTAAGCAGAAATTTCACCGGCATAGTCAGTGTTAGTGATAGCTTCAGCTACAGAAGACTTTCGGAAGAAGTTAAGAACCTTCTTAGAAAATACTGCTGGTAGGAAAAACTGATTAGTTTGACCAGCGCCGTCACTAGCGAAGTTACCGTTGGTGGTGGTTGACTGTTCAAACTTTGCGTCAGATACGTTATAAGCCATGTTATGTTACTCCAAAAAAGACAATTTAATTAAGGTACTATTCTGCCTTCAAGTATGGCTTGATCAATTTCACTTTCGTATTTATCGAACTGAACCATAGACAGTTTAGCAATTTCCCGTTGTGACCAGATCTTTGGTTCTTTAGTATCCACACTAGTTGTTTTAGTAGATACCATGTCAGCTGCTGATCTGGCAGATTGTGATTTTCCTGTCGGCTGTTTAGCTTTTGTACTTAAACCAGTCTCCATTTTATAAAGATCAATAGCTTTGATTGCAAGTGGAACATTATTAGGGTTGTTGTAAATCCAGTCCTGAATTTGCTCAGGTTGTTCTTTAGCCCATGCATGAAACTTTTCGTCTCCACGGATGTCCTCAAAATCAGGATGCCGTGAACGCAATGTAGCTTCTGCTTCTTTTCGCCCTATTGCAGCTTCTCTTTCTTCGATGATAGCCATCTTAGCTTTAAGAGCTTCAAGTTGCTCAGCGCTTTTTAAATGCGCAACAGTTTCTACAGTATCATACAGATCTGGGTACTGTGTCCTAAAAGTTTGAAGATCTTCTTTGCTTTTTGGCGGCGCATAAGGAACGTGTTGTTCCTGACTTGCTGCTTTTAGCTGGAGTTCTCGCTGCTTAAATTCTGCAATACGTTGATCATAGTGTTTCTTTAAATCATCATATCTCTTTTTATAATTGGAACTTCCTTTCTCAGAAGACTCTTCGGAAGGTGCCGAGCTACGGGTGGCCTTTGATTGAGTTTCTTCTTCGTAGTACATTCCATCAGCACTTCCTTTACTAGGTGCATCTGGCGTATGCCAAGACTTCTTAGAGTTGTACGGATTGGCTTGTGGTTCATTTACATCGTCATTAACATCTAACATTCTATCACTCTCCTTTAGGGGCTTGTCAGTCTTTCAAGGTGGCTGTACTGTTCGCGTTTACAATACAGGGTCTTGATACTCCAAGGTGGCCTCTGGATTTTTATTATGATAAGGGGTTCAAAGAATTTTGAAGTGGCCTTATCGGTTTCTTACACTTGGCATTTGATTAGCGTCAATCATTTGTTTTTTGATTTCTTCATCTTCAAGAGCAGGATCATACATACCTTTTTTTTGATCTACAGGCATATCGTTTACCATACCGCCAAATGCTTTCTTCATTAAGCCACCGTCATAGGCTCTTTCAGCTTCGTCCATCATAGTTTGTAGCTTGTCAGCGCCTAACTGATCGGTAGCTTTTTTGGTGAAAACAAATTCACCATCCGATAACCTTGCGGGAATCGAATCTGATGTTCCAGTTCCGGGGCCATTAACTTCCCCAGCGCCAGAAAATTCTGTTGCTGTTGATATTACTTTATCAAAAATATCGTTTAAGCGTTCATCTGTGTCGAGAATATCCATAAGATACTCTTGATCTTCTATTGGAAGCGCTTCGTTCAAAACATACTTAAGGTGTTCTTGTTCCATTTCATCGTCTGGAAGCTGTGAAGCTTCTACCGCTTCTTTTTCATCTTCAGGGATGTTGTCGTAAGTGTCTTCTGGCATCTCGTCTTCTAAACCCATTTCAGGGGCTACAAGCATAGAGCCTTCGTTGTACTTTGGC